TGCCCCTCGGGGGCGTGGGTGAATAGCACGTAAAGTACGGAGCGTAGGCGCTGGCTCGGTGTCTTACTTCCGAGCTCTGCGGCGTCTAGCTTTAGGTTGTTTATTAGCGCTTCGTCGTTATAGTTAAATTGTTCGCCTTTAAACGCCATAACGCCAACGCCGCCCGTCCATTGGTTAAATAGGGCGCTCGTTTGTTCGGGCGTTAGCTCCTGCGTGCCTATTGTTATCTTAATGGTCTTATCGCGGCGCGTTGAAACGGCTTCTATTGCGCAGGGTATCGTTAATAGTTTAGCATCCATACTCAGGGTCGTGTTTTACGCGCGCTACCTTAACGCCGTCCATATAATCGTAAACCATGCGCCGAATTGTAGCGCGGTGTGAAACAGGTACGCGAAAGGTTATATTAACCGTAGGCTCGTTGTAAAGCGGTTTAGCCCCCGCGCCTTTGCGTGCGCCGCCTCGGTTATCCTTTTTCTTCGGTTGCATCGCTGCAAATATAGTTAATTTTTGATTATGTATGACAAATTAACGCCGTTTTTTTTAAGCGTTTTAAGCCAGTCGAAACAAAGGCGTAAATAGGCTCTATAAACACTTGTATTTCGTTTGGCGCTAGTTAGGTATATCGAATAACTTTGATGTGTTGTAAGGGCGTTAAAATAGGTTTTTTCGCCGTCTTTAATCGCTATGGGCTGCGGCTCGTAGTTTGTCATGTATTCAATTATACGCTGTTCGGTTGTCATGTTATGCGAAATTAATTAGCGGCTGTTAGGTAGTTACAGGCAATACTACGACTTTGCATAATTTGAACATTCTACTTCTATGAATGAAAAAATATGTGCAATAATATCAACTGTCCAACCATCACCCAATAAACAAGCTGCTTCATTTCTTTTTAGTGTGCTTGTATATCCATTGGGTACTGTTTGTAATCGTTCCATTTCGTTTTGATTTAGTTTTCTAATATCGCCATCAATAAAATTTGCTTTCATTTCATCTTCGGTCATTTTAGAATACTTTTCAAATGTTTCTTTGTCTTTGAAAATTACATTTATAAATCCTTGTATCATATATCGTCTTAATGATGAAAATGTACTACCCGGATTTCTACTTTCACTTTCAAGTAAGCACCTTGCTTTTAATCTGTCAGTATATCCATTATCCAATAAATCTTGAAACTTTATTTTTTTGTTTCTTGGTTGTGGTATCATTGAATATCTATTGCCAAATAAATCAAAACTTTCTGGACCTATATTAGTCCAATAACTTCTTTGTCTTAATTGCCCTGATACTAATTCGCTATTTATGTTTGTTGGATAAGTCCCAAGCATTTCACTTATTGCTGCATAACTATAATCATCCATTGCCACATTTTCAAGTAAAAAGTATTTTGGCTCACATTCTTTTAAAAGTCTTAAATACTCATAAAATAAACCTGATTTTTCGCCTTGCAATCCTAATTTTTCTTTATTAGCTGAACTAAAATCTTGACAAGGACTTCCTCCGATCAATAAATCTATTTTTGGTAATTCACTTGATTTTACATCTAATACGCTACCAAGTTGTATTGTATTAGGAAAATTATGTTGCGTTACTTTTATTGCGTGTGGTTTTATTTCACTTGCAAAGTATTGATTAACTTTTATTCCTGCCTTTTGTAAAGCAATTTGACCACAAGACATACCATCAAAAAGAGATAGTACATTAAAACCCGTACTGCCTGTAACAGGTGTTTGGCAAAAGCTGGGCTTCTGTGCTAAATCAACATTTGTACTTTCTATAATCATTTGTTTTAAATTTAAAGTTTAGTGGTTCTAATCCCAGCCTTCGCCAAGCACCGAGCCGTTAGCAGTAATGCCAGCCGACCCGGAAGCCGACTGACAAACCACCATAATTTTAGTACCTAAGATTAACCTTTTCACGCCTGCGATAGTTGTATATTTCCTCAATTAATGAAATATATTGATAATTATTTACACAATCAATTAAAGCAGTAGGTTGTAGTTTCAATCTTTGTAAAAATTCAGTAAATTCAAAATTTGGATTTTTTAATAATTGAACCATTGCAACAATAAAAGTTTTTCTTTTGATGCCTTCATAATATGGTGATATAAGAAGAATTTTATCTGCAATAGAACACGCATTATCATAATCCAATATTTTAAATTCACCTGAAAAAAATGTTGATGCATTACTTGCTCTTTTACCACTACCTTGCTGTACTCCGGTTAATAACATTTGGCATTCACTATGACCGAAATCATAAGTTTCTTTAAATTGCCTATATTTTAAATATTCATTGTAACCAAGTTTGCAATAGCCTTCAAGATAGTCATCTGAATTCCAAGTTTTTGAATTTTGATTTAAAATTTGTACTTCCGGCAATCCGTAGTTTTCACAAATAATGTAATGCAATGGCAGTCCAAGTACTCTGATAACTTCAAAGCGGTGCTGTCCATCAATGATTTCATAGTTTTCATTTACCAAAATTGTGGTAAATAAATACTTTTCAGACATTGACTTTCGCAGTCGGTTAAGGTGCAAAAGGTTTAAGTTTCTGTTGCCTTCTATTGGTTTAAATAGAAAGTAATCGGTTGTTGTGTGAACTTGGTTACTGTGCTTCACCATTGGTTCTACTTTGCAATTTTTCATTTGATTTTATCGGGTTTTATAACTCCTCCCAGAAGTTTTGTTTTAATTCGAGAAATGGCACTACTGCTAACACGGGTTTGGCAAAAAAGCCGTTTTGTTCTTCATTTGACATATTGTTCTAATTTTTAAGTTTTGTACTTCGATTTAACTTTTCGTTTCGGCTTCTTCGCCAAGCCCGATACCGTTATGCTCCGCCTTTGTCGTTATGGTGCTTATCAATTATATAAGCCCATGTTAGGGCGGTAATGATTATTATAAAAGCCATCATTATAAACGTTTTTACTTCCATTTTAAAAGGGCGTTAGTTCTTCATCAAAGGTAGTATTTATAGGCATAGGCGCAAAGGTGCTACCGCCGCTAGTTGCAATATCGCTAAAGCTCGTTATCGTGCTATTATGCTTAAACCGTACCTCGCCCGTCGAGCCTTGACGGTGTTTCTCGAATAGGTAAAAAACGTCGGAGATATACGGGTTTCCGAGTTCGTCGTTTAGCGCGTAGTATTCGGGGCGGTAAATAAATATAACCGTGTCGGCGTCCTGTTCTATTGACCCGCTCTCGCGCAAGTCCGAAAGTATCGGTCGTTTATCCGCTCGCTGTTCTACTTGACGCGATAGCTGCGCAAGGGCTATAATCGGAATATTAAGCTCCTTTTGCGCAGCTTTTAACGTGCGGCTTATTTCGGCTACTTCAGCCTCGCGATTACCACCCCTGAAGCCCTCTATCGTCATTAGCTGCAAATAGTCAATTATAACCCATTTACAATTTCCTTTGCGGGCTTCGCGGCGCATAACTCTTATTGCTTCATGAACGCCGCAGCGCGGTTTGTCGTAAATAAGAAAGGGCAAATTTTCGACCGTGCCTATGGTAGTTTCAAATGCGTGTAATTCGGGTTGCGTTAAATTGCCGTCGCGTAGGCGTGCGCTGTTAATCTTTTCATTTGAATGCTGAAGTATTAAGCGCTGGCAAAGCTGGCTCTTATTCATTTCGAGGTTAAAGTATATACCCGGCTCGTTAAAATTGCAGGCGTGGTATAACGCGAGCGCTGTTTTGCCCATAGACGGACGACCCGCTAGTATTATTAATTCGGGGTGAAAACCGCCCGTAAACCTATTTAAGGCGCTTAGCCCTGTATTTAGCCCGCTTGTTTTACCGCTTAAATGCAGTTCGGCGCGGCGGTAATAGGCTTGCCGTTCTTCGTGCGCTAGTGTTAAGGTGTCGAGCATATTCTCGTTCGGGCTTCCGTCCTCGAGTAAAGTGTTAAGGCGTTTAATTATTTCGGCTGCGGTTTGAGCGCCGCCGCGTAAGCCGCTAAACTCTAACGAGGCTTCAACCATTACCGAGTTAATTTGGCGCTTAATATGTTCGTCCTTTAGAATAGCGATATAATCGTTAATAGGCTGGTTAAAATAAAATTCATCGCCCCAGCTGGTAATAGCTGAAAGGTCTGAGCCTGTAAAGGTTTTCTCGACGCGCCCGAATTGCGCTAACGTTATTAACGTGGGCTGCTTGTTATCTGCTATTATGTTTTTAATCGTTTTAAAGCATTTTAACGCTAGTTCGTCCTTAAAGTGGTGTTCGGATAGCTGCGGTATAATTTCGCGCCACGTATCGTCGTTTAATAGCGAAATATAAATTAATGCTTGTTCTATTTTCGGAAGCGGTTTCATGCTGTAAAAATTTGGGCGGTAGTTAGCCGCCCGGTTTTTTTAGTTTACTATACAAACTAATCGAGTTTTATTTAGCTTTCTAACGCCTACATAATTTCCCGATTGTATTTTAACTGAAAGTGTTTTAGCGGTTTCGTTTACAATTTCTAAAACCGTTTCTTTAGTTCCAAAGTTCCACATTAAAATAGTTCCTACTTTAATGTTTGATGCTTGTTGCGCTGGTACTTTGCCGATTGATTGAAGTTGAATAGTCATTGTGTAAATGTTTAAATGTTTAACTCTGCAAATATACAACCTTATTTTGAATACGCAATACCTAAACAAAAATAATTTACTTTTTTTTATTCCATTTTAACGCCCCTCGAAGCTCGCGTAAGCGTTGGCGCGGTTTGCGGTTGTTTAGAGGCGTCGCGTTTATTCCATGTGCTTAGCCTGCGTTTAGTGTCCCAAGCGGTTTGGGCGGTTAACCGTATCTTACCGTTTGGCATTGGTTCGCTCCAGTATTCATAAAAGGCGTTTAGCATTTCGCGGTTAAACATATCCTTAAACGGCTTCATACTTTCGATTAATTCTTTAGCGCCCCACTTTTTAAAGTTCGCGTAAGCGTTATCCTTATATTTCTCTTTATCCTTATCCTTATCTTTATCTTTATAGGCTTCGGGTTCGCTTTTAATTCGCTTCAAGTTCGCTTCGTTTTCGCTTCCGTTTCGCTTCGCTTTGGGTTTACTTCCGTTTATGTAGTTAGTGTTTCCTTTCGTTAATACAGGCTCGATTAATAGCCATACAGTTTCTGAAATACCGCTTAATTCCTTAACTTCAAAATCGAGCGAATAGCTAAATATAGCGTCGTAAATTTCCGCTTGTGTTTCCTTTGGCAGCTTTCGTATAGCTTCAAACATTGAGCGGTAAAATATGCAGGTATCGCGTTTATTCATGTTAAAAAAATTACCCTTTAGCGGCTGCGGTAGGAACGGCTCGGTTATTATACTTCGCCTCGCAGCCCCTAAAGGGCTTCAAATGTTTTTAGCTCATTCGGGTTCCTACTTCCGAACGCTTAAAAATACAAAAAATTTACCTACAAATAACGGTTGTTTTGGTAACGTATTCTTTGCCGTTAATAACCGTCGTTGTAGTGGTCGTTGTTTCGTCTACGTAGCGCCTAATTTGCCCCGCTGTCATATTGCATTTTTCGACGATAACGGTCGGCTCGCTTTGGTTATTACCGTATGGGTTTGTCGTCTTACTCATTACGCGGCATTCATAACATTTTTTGCAGCTCGTAAAGGTTAGCGCGGCTGCGGCGCATAGGGTGTAAATTGTTTTCATGTTGTTTAGAATAGAGTTAATTGTGCTGTAAATTCCTTAAATCGCTTTTCCTGCGCCTTAAAATAGTCGGGGTCAATTTCGCAGCCTACAAAAGATAAACCCGCCTTATGAGCTGCAATACGGCTCGAGCCGCTGCCTAAATGGGTGTCTAAAATTAAATCATTAGGTTTTGCGTATTTGTGAAAAATCCAATCATATAATTTTACAGGCTTTTGCGTTGGGTGGAATTTACTTTGTTTTTCCAAATAAGCCGAGTATCTAAACATTTTCGGAGCTTTATCAAATGAAGTCCACGCCATTTCACAATCTGCAAATGATAATCCTTCAGGTATTTCTTTATCCCAAATAATGTAATTTTTACAAGGCGGTAAGTCAAAGTAATTTCCTCCCCACACAATTTGATTTTTAGATACCCTAAAAAGCTGCTCAAAATATTCTTCGTTAGGTATTCCATTATCCCAATCTTTCGGCTTCCATTTTCTGTTTTGCAGTTTTGAGCATCTTTTACCCTTACCTGCTCCCATGTTCATATTAGCAACATCAATCCCATAAGGCGGGTCGACAACCGCCAAATCAAAATACTTGTCAGGGTAACGCGCCATAACAGCCATGCAGTCCTCGTTAAATGTTTCGCTTATCATCGTAAATACTTTTCAATTATTTCAATGCATTCCATTAGCCCGCATCCAAAAGTAGCGTAATAGCCCTCGCGCTTCAGCTGGTCGATTATTTGCGCCTGTTCGGCTAGGTGTTCATTAGCCAACGGCGACCCGTCTAATTTGGCGACCTTAACGCCCTGCTGTTTAATTTCGATAAATAGCCCCGCGTAACCGTTCGACGGGCGGCAAATAAATAAGTCAGGGTAGCCGCGGTGCGGGTTAAACGCCTTATGTACCCGCGCTTGCCCTATGCTCATTTTCGTTCCCGCACTAAAGTCGAACCGCCAAATTAACGTAGGGTATTTAAGGCGCATGAATTTAGATAGCTCGTGGTATATATCGCTTTCGCGTGGCGCTCGTTTCATCTAGTGTAAAGGCGGTTAGTTATTAGCTTAAACTGTTCTATACGGTCGCTTTTGTCTTCGAATAAATCCACTACTAAACAGCGATTGCGTTTATAGTCGTTAAATATTTTGCGGTACTTATAATTACATTCGAAGTATTCAAACCCTAGCGCATAGAGGTACGGTTTAACGTGTTCGGCTTTAAGCCCTATAAGCTCGTTTAGCTCGCTTACGTCGTTAGTCTTTGCCATAGTACTCGTTAAATTCAATTAGGCTCATGCGCTTTGCGCTAAGGTTCGGGTTTAGCCGTGTTTCTGCGTCGGTATATCCTGTTTCGTATGCGTGCCTAAAATCGCCTTTTTCGCGCTCTAGTGCTTCGCTTACATGTGGGTTATTAGGGTTTAGGTTTAGCGCCTCTATTAATCGCTCGATAGGCGTTTGTAACATTGCGTAATTCATAAGCTCTGAAAGTATTTAGAAATTAATTGTTT